TATAACTGATAGAATCTGAGTTATGGCAGGGCCTTCTCCGTATCAACCGTCAGACGATCCAGAGCACGACCTTGGTCCGTGGATTGAGTGCCCACAGTCGACCCGTGCTAGCCGGTACCGCTACGACTACGCTGCCAGAGAACTACAGGTGACGTGGAAGAACGGTAGGGGCCACGTTCACACGGTCTACCCGGCATGCGATTCTGAGACGTACCGCAAATTTGCTCGTGCAGTCTCAAAGGGTAAGTACGTGAATAACGTCCTCAATGGCCTGCCGTACCGGCCTTACGAGCCTGACGAGATCGACGCACCATCGAACCCCAACCGCAGGGCGGTCAAGCACAAGCTATAGTCTTGTCGCATGATCAAGCTACTGAGAATCAGTCCCAAGCGATGGATTTATTGGGGCATAGAGGACGAGATCTACAAGAATTTTGATCCTCTAGAGCCGTTCTTCTTCATTGAGGATGGTCATCCGTACCGCATTGGTAATGGCTGGAGGTTCAAGGAATCACCATTCACCGCTTTTCACATCGGACTAGCTAAGGTAACAAAAATCTCTACCCCTGAGGGTGTCCTCGGCGGTAAGAAACTGTCAGACATTTCACCAGAACAGATCGGAAAGTGGGGTAGCGATGAAGTGGTTCAAGAAGAAGCAGCCAACGCCTGAGCAGATCAAGGAGCGGCTCTCCAGACTCCCAACGAGCGATTTGTTCCTCTTTGTTGAGAGTTCTCTCATGGACACTGGTCAGCTTTTCTCAGCGACCAGAAACCTGTCAGGAGACGCTGCATCGGCCTATCTGGACCAAAGTCTGTCCCATGTGGAGTCGATCAAGTACGGGCTGGAAGAGATGATTAACAGGACAAGTGATCGGGACAACTTACGGAATCCGTGAAAAGCTGCTACCATGGTCGCATGGAGCAACTGACACTACCTTTCCCAAAGAAGAGTCCCACCAAGTTCAAGGTCGTCATCTCTGTCGATGAGAAGGAGGTTCCTTCTCAGGACTCACCTCGTGAGTTCGAATCCCGAGAAGACGGCGTTCAGTATCTTCATGACCTGAAGATCGCCCTAGAGGATTCTCCACTGAACATCCAGCTTGATTTTCGGGCTGGAGGAGACTGGGTAGGTCTCCAAAAACTTTCCGATGGTGTTCACGTTTGGCGTGGATACGTCACTACTGTTAGCGAATAACTTTTCGCATGTAACACTGAAGGATTTCCATGGACACACCGCGCTACGACATCGACGTACTCAGGAAGAAGCTGAACGATCTGTTCACTAGTATTTCCGAAATCAAGGCTTCCAACGCAGTTTTGCGGGACGACATCACCGCACTCAAGCGACGAGTCGAAACTCTTGAGAGTGAGCGCCCCGGTCGAAAAGCCAAGCCGATGATTATTCGGGACGTAGGTATCTGCGGACTTGATCCCGACATCGATTCAGCAGACTGCCCTGACGCTTCCGTATATCGCTACCAACAGGGTTGCCGTGGAACAGGCTGCGTGTCTGCCAATCGTCAGTACTACTCAGATTACCGTCAGAAGTCGAAGAAGGTAGAAAAGCCCTCGGAGGACTGACCCCCAATTTTCTCTAAGGAGCTTTTGTGTCGCAGTACGAAGATCTAGGTAATCCAGATGACAGAGCTATGGAGGACGCTGAGTCTTACGTAGACCCGTATCCTTCTGAGGAAGAAGAGGAGACCTATTCTCCCGATCTCAGTGAGGACGAGCAGGAGTTCATCCACGAGGTCATCCTCAGGACCATGCTGTTCTGCGAAGAATTGGCGGGCATTGAGCTTCGTCCGTATCAGAAGGATCTGGCCTACCGAATTATTGAGAGTCTCATCCTCGCAGATGGTGAAGAGACGACCGCTTTGTGGTCACGGCAGTCCGGTAAGTCAGAGACTCTCTCTGTGGTGATCGCCGGGGTCCTCGTCCTGTTTCCCAAGCTGGCCCTTAGTTTCGACATGTTTGAGCGGTTCAAGCGAGGTGTCTGGGTCGGTGTGTTCGCTCCAGTCGACTCACAGTCAGAATTTATTTACGGTCGTATTCAGGACAAACTGACCTCGGACATTGCCAAAGATCTCATGGACGACCCGGAGATCGATGAGAAGGTGACCACTGGTGGACGAATGCTAAAGCTTCGTTCTGGTTCCATGTGTCGCCGTCAGACCGCTAACCCGAAGGCAAAGATCGAAGGTGCCTCGTACCACCTCATCGTGGTTGATGAGGCTCAGGACGCTGATGACACGGTGGTCAGGAAGTCCATCCACCCAATGCTCGCAGCCTATGCAGGCTCCATGGTGAAGATCGGAACCCCTTCGTTCCACAAGGGTGACTTCTACAAAGCCATCCAGTTGAACAAGAGGCGAGCCACCAAGCGTGGCGGTAAGACCACCCATTTTGAGTACGACTGGAGAACAGTCGCAAAGTACAACGAGTACTACGCCCGATTTATCAAGCAGGAAAAACTGCGGCTAGGGGAAGACTCGGACGAGTTCCAGATGTCGTATGCCCTGAAATGGATGCTTGACCGAGGCATGCTTATCACCGAGGATGATCTTGATTATCTCTCGGACAAGTCAATGACGCTCGTAAAGGCGTGGCACCGGACTCCCTGTGTCGTGGGTATCGACCCGGCACGAGTCAATGACTCCACGGTTGTGACCGTCTGCTGGGTCGACTGGGATCACCCTGATGCGGCTGGTTACCGGGAGCACCGTGTCCTCAACTGGCTGGAGATCAACAACACCTCTTGGGAAGAGCAGTACTATCAGATCTGTGACTTTCTTGATTACTACGACCTTGCTTACGTTGGGGTCGACGCTCAGGGCATGGGTTCAGCGGTTCATGAACGACTGTCGCTCCTTCTCGGTCATCGATGTGAAGTAATTCCGGTGACCTCTGACCTGAAAAATCAGGCAGACCGATGGAAGCACCTGATCCAGCTTCTCCAGAGAAACATGATTGTCTATCCGGGTCACTCCAAGGCACGTAGAACTCGGGTCTGGCGTAGATTCCGTCAGCAGATGGAGGACGCAGAGAAGGTCATGAAGGGCAATTACATGCTTATTCAGGCCCCCGACGACAGCCGTGAAGCTCATGACGATTACGTGGACTCGCTGGCTATCGCCTGTGCCATGTCCATGCAGGATACCGTTCCTGAGGTGGAAGTGAGCATGGCTCCTTGGTTCCGATGAGCTGAGGTGTATGCCAACAGTTAACCCTTATGGTCTAGTATTATCTTTGGCATATAGATATGCCTGATTCCAGATCCTAAGGAGTTCTCAGACAAATGGCTTACGCACCAGAGACTGGCTACGAAGTAGCCATCGCCCCATCTTTCCCCGGCAACAAGGGTCCAATCCGATTTGAGGAAGGTATCGTCACCGATACTGACGTTCCTGTTGAGTTCGGTTGGGGCGCATACGTTGACGCCAACGGTACCGTCGCTCTCGGTTGGGGTGGCAAGGCTCCTGAGGAGACCATGCGTGAGCGTGCTCACGTCGGTTCAGCCTCATGGATTGAGGCTCCCACCGTTCTTGGCGAGTTTGTTCAGGGCGCTGGTGCTGATCATCCCTCATACGAGGTTGCCTACGGTTCAGAAGCTCGCATGATCCGTTGGAATCCAACTCGGGTGGGCTGATAAATGCCAGAACACGACCGTTGGTATCCAGACAGGTCTAAAGACCCAAGTCGCAAACCTGCCAATTACTACCAAGAACAGTCTTTCTTTGAAAATAAAGATATAGTTCCTGACATACATTCTGAAAAAACTGGGGCCTATGCCGATTCTTGGATGTCTACCGATAAGGATTCCACTCCCCAGACTGTTTATTATCAGCCTGACTTCTTTGGAAATAAATCTCCATTACCAGTAAAATCTGAAAAATCAGATAATTCTGAGGCCGATTCTTCTGATTATTACAGAAAACCTGATGACGAGGACGGAAGTAGCTATGCCAACAGATAACTTTGAAAGCTGGAACCTGCCGGGTTTTCAGGAGTATGAGGCGAATCGTAGAGCCGGT